ATGCAATTCCATATGATAACGATTGTGATACTGCACCTGCTGCATTTCTTGGAAATGTTTTTAGTTCATCTTGAATAGCCTTTGGGTTGAGAATTATAATTCCTTGGTCTGGATAAAATTTACCAAATCCTTGTCCTTGTGCATCGGAACCACTTGCATATTTTGATTCAATTGTTGCTTCGTTTTCTGAACCTAAGTTTAGTGAACCCTTTACTACATCAAATACTCTACCTGCTTTTCCAACTGTATCTGAAAATTTCTTTCCACTATCATCAATGAATGTAAATGAACCACTTTCTCCATTTAATGTTAATGACCAGTTTCCTGCATCCATTTTCTCTTTGTATCTTGCTCTTGATAAGTTAATAACAAAGATATCATCTATTTCTTGAGTTGAACCAGAAATGTTAGGAACTACAAATTTAGTATCATCTTGGTCTAAAAGAATTGATTTATATTGTGCGTAAGTTGCTTTAGTTGCTAAAGTAGATGTATCATCATTTGCAAGTGATACTGAACCACTACCAAATTTATGTCCATATGCAACTGCAAATTGTACATTATCATTAGCTGCAGTATCATATACATTTACATAATAATTTGAACTATTTGCTGAAGCTTGTGTAGATGAAGTAAAAAATGTAGTTAAGGAACCAGTATCTCCACTCCAAAGACCAGTAGTTACAACTTGTACTTTTCCACTTACTTGGTCAAATTCTCCAAATCTTTTATATATACCATTTGAAATTGAACCACCAGTTGCACCTAGTTTATCACCACCTGAAAGATATTGGTTGATAATCGTTGATAATTGTTCTGAAGTAAGACTACCACCACTGGCATCTAAATAATTTGCCAACTCTTGTGTCAAATTTACTCCTGCTTGTCCTTGTATTTGTGCCATTTTATTATTTCCTCTTTAAATTATGATACATATGTTATTGTTACTGGTATCGTTGCTGAACCTCCAGTTTCATTACCATATACTGTAATTGTTGTTGCAATTGTAGCAGTTATATTTGGATTAGGTATAAATGTAAATGTTAATCCTGTCTCTATTGCTGCTGTTGCAGTTATTTCATCTCCTAAGAATGTTGGTACTGAACTTGCAACACCCGATAAACCTGCTCCAACAATACTACCTGCATTTTTATTTGATAAAACTACGGTATATCCACTTTGTGTATTTCCACTTGGTGATGTAGTTGGTGTAAGGGAAACTTGACCTGAATTCTGATTTACAGAAATAGATGGTACACCAAATTCTACCTTTGGAATTTTTGTAGTACCCTTTGGAAGAGTAACTAATTTATATCTTAAAATTTGCGTTTCATCTGGCGATGCTTCAGTTATTGGTATTGCTTTAATTGCTGCATCATAGTATGCTGAACCTTTTGGGTGTGCCGGTTCGTATAATGTGTAATCAATCTCATCATCACCTAAAGCGAACTTGGTGATATTAAGACCTTCACCCGATGCAAGTTTCTCTCTACCTTTTTTAGTAAGAATTGCATCTACTGTTATTTCTGTATTATCTAAATATGCCATAGTTTTTTCCCTATTATGTTACAATATATAAATATAACGATTTATATTTTTAATAATTTTTATTACCTATAAATACTATTCTACCTCTAAAATTGGCTCTCCACTACCTCTACCACTATCAGAAACTTTTAATGTATTTGGGTTTGTAGTAAATGATTGAACTGGTGAACTACCATCTAATGTAGTTGCTGCAGTTTGTTTTGAACCATTAAAGAATGAATTTTCTAGACCAGTTGTTAAATCACCAGTGGTTATATAATGTGTTGGAAATGCACCATTTAATGGAGTTACCTCTACAATATTACCACCTACAACTGAGCCAGATGTTTCATTTCCATCAGAGCCAGTAAATGGTAAAATATTTACTTTATGTCTAAACTTAGTTACTGTTTCCAATTCTGTATATAAAGATGCTGAATTTAATAATTTTGGTACATTAACTGTATATGATTCTTTAATTAAAAATACTTTAGCTCTTTCTCTAACAAAGTTATTGTTTTTATCTAATTTTGTAATAATTGTATGTGAACCACTACCATATAAACCAAAGCCAGCTACTGTTAATGAGTCTGGTTCCATTCCTATTTGTTCATATGCAGTTGAATCATACTCACCTTGTACTGATTGAGATATTGTTGCTTCGATTGTAATATCAAATCCTGCCATATCTGAACCAGAGTTTCTAGTAATATCACCAGTAGTAACATAATTATCTGATGCTGAAATTATGCTTTCGTAGGTATCGTTTGTTCCTACCAAACTACTACTTACTACATTTTGTATTTCAACTTCATATGAATCCTTTGAACCACTTAAGAACACTTCTTCTTTTAAATCAAGTTCAACTAAGTAATCATCTTTTGATGATGTTACAACTAAATTATCTTGAATACCAATTGAAGTTTCATATTGTTTATTTTCTGCAGTAGGTTTTGTTCTTTTAATTTTACTTCTCTCTAGCATGTGAGGTTCTATCAATAAACCAGTTGTAACTTTGGCTCTTGCAGGTACAAGAGATTCTAAAAGTTTAAATAAGGATTTATCAATATACTTTACTAATTGAATATATTCAGAGAAGTTTACATTATATCTACTAAAATAGTAATTTCTAAAATTATTTAATGATGAATAACTATCTTCATAATAATCACTTGGGTCACCGATTAAATCATCTATACTAAAATCTCCTATTGTTTTTACAATGTCAAGATTTAATTCTTTTGCTGGTGAGAAGAATAATCCTAATTTATCCGAGTCTAATGGTGATTGGTCATATGATTTTTTAGTTGCTCTACTTCTGTAATTTAAATCTGATTCTAAAGTTTGTGTTTCAAACCTAATTTTATCACCAACACTTAAACCAACACTTGGTACATTTGATGTATTTTTTCTATCATAAAATGTAAATCCATATGGATATGAAGCAGATGGGAAATTAGATGCAGTTATAAAGTTTGCATAAGTTGTTATTGGGGAAACACTTTCTAATGAACCTGATAATGAACTTAATCCATCCGAAACCATAGATGCTGAAACAAGTGTGTTTCTCCAATTACTACCAGTTGAATCTAAATTTCGTGGATGTTCAAAATCAACTCTTAATAATAAATCTTCAGTTGAGGAAGATGAATGGTTACCATCTATTGCATCTCCATTCAATGCATGATTATCAATTCTTGATTGTGATAGTGGAGTTTTCCATAATCTAATTTCATCTACTGAACCAGTAAATGAACTACCACTAACACCCAAACCACCAATTAATAATTCTGTACCGGTATCCCAACTATGATTTGTAAGTGTAAGTGATGCACTTACTTGATTTCTAATTCTTTCTTGGAATCCTTCTTTTGCAAATACTTCAAATGTGGTAGATGAACCAGATGTTTTATTTACAACTATCTGTGTATAATCTTGATTAAAATAAGGAAATTGGTCTGTTGATTCTGAATAGTAAGTTGAACCAGATAATACATTTAATTGTAATTTTGCATCTGAACCCGATATGTAATTTAAATCTAAACTCCAACCACTACTTGAAAGTAATGTTTGAGATTGTTTTGTATTAGTTTCAACTCTTACTTCAACAGAACTTGGATACAAAGAACCAGTATATGCTTTCCAAGGAATAATAAGTTGTTGAGAACCAGAAATATTTAATGCAGATGTTGTATCATCGTATGTATATTTAACTAATCTTGAAGTGGTGTTATCTTTTGGTCCACCAAATTCCATTATTGTTAACATAGAATTTGGAATTCCATATATCGATAATGCTGCATGAATTGCCCTCTTAGTACCTTTGTGTTTATATAGATAAGGTAAGTTATTTAAAATTCTTCTCCATGTTTCTTGTTGTCTATCTTTACCTGACATTGTAGAAACTTGAGTACCATCTGAATGTTCACCAAATGCATATTCCCAAAGAGTTTCAGATGATATTCCTAAATCAGCATCCCAACCAAGTGAACTTAACATTTCATACATTAAATCACTTATAATTCCATCTTTAAATTTATTTTCAGCTTTTTTAGATTTTGATAATCTATTAATATAGTGATATAAAATATCAAAATGCTGTCCAATCATATCAAAGAATAAAACAAACTCTTGTCCTTTATCATCTTCTTGTATATGAATAGGCAAATTATTTACTAATCTTTCTGTATTATTTCTATCATATAAAGATGCAGTTGCATAAGTATCGTTATACCAATTAATTGCATCAGAGCCAGTTGGATTTAATAAACTACCAGTATTAGTAAGTTTAATATCACCAACAACACTTCCACTTTTTGGATATTGTAATGAACCACTTACTGTATAAAGATGTTTTTCAAATGCATCGAAGTTTTGTTTAATTTCTGATATCTTTCCAAGTATTCTTTTTTGTTCGTTTTGACTTGAAACTGAGCCTGCAGAACCAGTTGCAGTTGCTAGTAACTCGTGTTTACTTCTATATGATTCTAATAACTTGATTTTGTAATAGAAGTTTGCAACTCTTTCTTTTGCAGATGAATATTTTACAAAATTACCCCATTGTATTGCACTACCCGATGTATATTCTAACTGAAGTGTATCTAATGAAAATCCACTACCTGATACAAATTCTTGTATTACTGATTCTGATGATGTCGAACCACTTGCAACCAATTCATCATAAATTTGATAACCAATATCATCGTTTAACTCTAAACTTAAATTTGGTGTTAGAGGAATACAATTTGTAGTTACATCATCTATAATTGTTATCTGGTCTATTAATGGTATAGATTGAATTTTAGAAATCCATATCTTATCATTTACATCGATTGCACCATCTAGTGGTTCGTATAGTTTTAAAACAATGGATTTAGATTCTTTTATCTTTTTTCTTTCATTTGTATCGTTTATAAATTCGTACTCTGAAAATGTTTCTGTATCAATACCATAAGTTGATATTAATTTATTATCACCTTCTCCAAGATGTAAATAATGAGTTAAAAGAGTTGATGTGCTTTCATCAAAGGTTGAATAATCAAAACAATATTCAAACGCTTTTCTAATATCACCAATAACATCTCCCCTTCTTAAAGTTAAATCTCCTTTATCAAAAGTAATTGTTATCTTTTCTACTTTACCAGAAGTTAATTCATCTCCTTGTGCATTAAATGGTATTAAGAATAATTGGAATTGTAATATGTTATCATCTTCATCAAACTGTCTTTTCGCAGCTCTTAAAACATCTTCAACTGTAAATCTTGCATTGCCTGTTTTAGAAAACTGTCCTAAAAAGAAATCTTTTTCTGCTTGTGGGTTATACTTTCCAGCGTAAACTCTAATATAATCTGTATTAATAGATTGCCAACTAATATCAAATGGAACATTAAATTCTTTGAAATCTGCACCTTTAATACTCTGTGGATAGTTTATGTTTGTAATATCCGGTCCTGGTAAATATTCTTTACTCTCAACTATAATACTAACCTTTTCAATATCACCAACACCTGCTTTATTTATTGGTTGTAGGTACAAGGTATATGAACCAACACCATTTGAAAAATCGTTACTACTTAAAGTAATACTACCATTTGGTCCAATTTCTCTTTTTAATTTTCCTAATGAGTATTCAACAATATCAGCATTGACAGTTTTGTAAACTATTTTTAATGGGTTTTTATCATTGATATTATACTTGAATTGATTTGAACTTACATTTAAAAGAGGTATAGATGGTGGTTTTACTCGTGGTATTTTTATTGCATCTACGATTATATTTGTAGTACCTTCTTGTAATTCAATTTTGTAATCAATATTAGTTACAACTTTTTTTGCTCTATTGTTTGGAGTATCAAATGTATAAGTTACTGTATGTGTTGTATCATCTATACCAACACCAAAAAACTCAATAAATAATGGTGTATCTGATGAGTTTCGTGAAAGTTGTAATTCTACCTCGTCATCTGTAAGTAAAAAATCACTTTGACCAGTTGATGTTTTATATCTTATTATATCATTTGAAGATACATTAGATGTGATTAAAACATTAGTACCAACTGATGATGGGTCTATTCTTATACCATCACTCTCAAGATTAAAACTCAGTTCTACTAATCTATTTTCTAATAAATTTCTATAATCAAGTTCGAATGTTTTAAATGGTTTTCCATTTTTTAATACTTGAAATTCATAATAAGAATATTTAACACTACCAATTTCTAAAGGTCTTAAAGTTTCTAAATCATTTAATCTTCTTTCATTTAATTCAATTTCAAAATTTTCAACTGGTACAATTGGTTTAAGATTTTTTAAAAAACTTTTTTGTACTGCAGCAATTTTGTATGTATCATTTGATTTAAAGTTTTCACTTGCTCTAACTGTAAATGTTTTACCACTTAACAATTCTTTCGCAGAATAATTAAATGTAGCAGTAGTTCTTTGTTGTGAATCATTACCATCAATGATTATTTGCGATTCTCTATTTGATTTAACAACAACTGTTAAGTTTGGACTTAACGAAAGTGGATTTTCTATATTTGTTGAATATATACAACTTGTATTATCGGCAACAGTTGCTAATGGATTGTAATTTAACGCTGACCTATCCATACAACCTTTATTGATAGGCAATACCAAGTTATTAATATTTAAATTGTTTATTGGTAATTGACCGGCTTTAGGTACTAAATTATTTGTCAATATGGTAGTACCAACTCCACTTGTATCAAAGACAGCTATGTTGTCAACAATCTTTTTTGGAGTTGTACCACTAGTTGAATTTGTAGACAATAAAGTTTCGTTATTATCTGCCATTAGTAATCACTCCTTTCTGTTATGTTTAATAGTATTTCTTCTCTTGATATTATATCTCTATCATTAGCAACGCTAACTGTATCTTGGTTCGAATAAATTGGTTTAATTCTTCCACTACCAATTATAGTATCACCTGCTCCTAAATCATTTATAATACATTGACCAGTTTTATTGACTGTTAAATAGTGTGCCCCATGTATGCTATCTTCTTGTGCACAAATAGTAATTTGTTCTCCAGGTCTAATTTGACTTGAATTTTTAGGGCTTCCACTTGCATCTATATAACTTACATTCCCAATTTGTCCAACTCCTAAGTTTATTTCACCATTAAATAAGTTTTGCTGATTCCAATCATTTCGTATTATATAAAAATATGTATTAACGGCTACTGATAATTTAGGAACTTCTCTTACATCTCCATTCAATACATTTAAGCTTCCTTTTTCTTGATTTACTGAGAATGAATCATATTCAACTCCATTAATAGTTTGTAAAATACCACTCCCATCTCTATACTGAAATGATGCTATATCAGACCATATATAGTAATTTTTCTTTTCTTGTTGTGTTGGATATTGACAACTACCATCATCTTCAGTTGCCTTAGGGTCATAGTTTAAAGCTGCTGAATCAGTACAACCTTTTATTGTAATTCTAGTTGCATACAAACAACTACCATCGTCTGTTGTTGCAGTTTCATTGTAATTTGTTGCTTTAGGGTCTGTACAACCTCTAACTACTACCTCTGGTTCTGTTGTTTGGTAAATATTATTAGATGTTCTAGTTTTTAATAATTGTTTTACTTTATCTAAAGTTATTTGTTCTTCTTTAGTTAAAACACTATTATCTAAAATATTTCTTTTTGGTAAATGATAATCAATAGAATTAATTAATGCAGTAATTGTATCTTCTTTTAATTTCTTAATTGATAATTCTATACAATCTTGTGCTTCAGATGGTTTCCCATAATTTACATCATTTATATTCCAAACTCGTTTGTTTGCATAATACTTCATTGATTCTACAAGTTTTCTTTCAACTTGATACATGAATATTTCAAAGTTTTGAATTTTAAATTCTTTTTTGATTTTATTTATATATTGCTTTCCATCAGATTCTTTTCCCTTTGAAAGTAAAAATGTTGATATAATTTTTTGTAAATCAAAACTTTCAATAAAATTTTCAATATAATAAATTACATCATCTCTAAAAGTATCTTCATTTGTAAAAACATTATATCTTTTTTCTAAATCTTTATTTTCTTTTTTTGCTCTTATTGGTAAAACTCTAATTTCAGTTCGTGAAGGAGATATTTCGTGTATCCACAGTTTATCATTTTCATCACCTTCGTTACCCAATCTTCTGTTTAAAAGAGTTACTTGTGTTTTAAATATACCATTACTATATCCAGCTTCTCTAATAAGAGTTTCTAAATCTACAACAAATTCTGGTACATCGCCTTTCTTTTTTGTTAAAATATTATCTGATATTAAAAAGTATTTTGAAATATTTGCATCATCAAGGTGTATATAACGAACTAATTTTCCATCATCTCCTTGTGGTAATTTGTTATCACTAACATCATAAAGAATAAACTCAATCATATCAGCACAACCAAGACCAAAGTTTGCCTTTGATATTTCTTTTTGAAATATCTTTCTATCTTCTTTTTCAACAAGATAGCCTTTTCTTCCTTCTATATCTTTAAAGTCTTGTATAGCCATTAATTACCTTTTCCTCCAGTTCGTAGTTTACGATAGAAATATGCAGTTAAATCATAACTTTCTTCTCCAATAGTAAGTTTAATATCATCTATAAATTCTCTTTTTCTTCCTCTTGGTGAGTTTACATTTCTTACTTTTTTTGCATCTAAAGTTACCTTACCAGGTGTTTCTCCACTTCTTGGTGGTATTGTACCAGATTGCTTTGAGAACCCAATCCAAGGAGAACCATGTCCACCTCTTCCTGCTTGAATAGTAATCGAATAACTAATTTCTTGTTCTTCATTAAAGTTATATAATTCAAGACTATCTTGACCATTCCAACCTGAAGATTTTCTATTACTTCTAAAATAAAAATTACCTTTTTCTAATAATTGGTTATCTCCGAATGGACCAGGAATTTTCCAACCACTATCACCTTTTTGGTCATATGAATTATCAGGTCCACTTAAGTTTGCTCTAATTGCCGTTTCTTCTTGTGCTGCTTCTTCTTGTTCTTCTATTCTAATTAGTGTTTCTTTCTGTGCTTGTAAACCTCTTACTTGTGCTTCTAATGATACTCTTTCAATTGCTTCCTTTGTACCTTTTGTAATTGCCTGTTGGAAATCACTAAGTAAAGTAATATATCTTTGATTTGCAGCTTGTAATTCGTTTTCTGCAGCTGCTTGTTGTAATTTTGCTGAATCGGTTTCTACCTCAAGTTGTTGTATCACTCCTTGTAATCTTTGAATTTCAGCATTTGCTTCGGATAATTGTCTCCTTAAATCTGCAATTTGTTCTAACGCATCTTCGTACTTTTTTCTTAAATCATCATATTTTGATTTTAAAATATATGGTCCTCGTTTAGGTTTTTTTTCTTTTATAAGTTCATCAACCTTAACATCTATTGCTTTTTTTAATTCTTCTTCATTATATTTTGGTTTTTCTACATAGCCAGTAGATTCTCCACTAAAAGAAATTTGTTCTTCGTTAGGTGTAATATCCACCTCATTAAGTTCTGATTTAAATCTAGGGTCTTTGTTTTTTAATTTGATTACTTCTTGACCAAAATCTTTATCTGATTTTTGATTTTTTGGTTTAACTTCTTTACCATCAACCCTGCGCACAGATATTCTACCAGCAGAATCTCTTCTCTCTACCTTGGAACCTTTTTGTGTGAGTTCGTTAATTCTAAATTTATCAGTTAATGCCATATTACTTTTCTACGGTGAAAGTTAAATCCTTATCAGTAAAATATTCAATTACACCATCTCTATCTATTTTAATTTCTAAATAATAATCTCTATTATATTCCCAATTTGTTAAATTAAGTTTAAAGTAATTTCCATTTGAATCACAAGATAATTTTGTATAATCTCCAAAAGGTACAACTATTTCCTCTGTAACTATATCTTTAACTTGATAATAACTAGAGGTTGGTAAATAATAAACATCAGTATAAGAATATTGATTGGTGTAAGTTTTTAGAGGATATTTTTCTCTTCCAAAAACTCTGATTTCAGGTTTACTTCCAACTTTGTATCTAGTTTTCAATCTTTTAAAAGTTACATGAATATCATCAGCAGTTAATGCGGTTAATGAACCAGTTACAAATGTAGAATCATCCCAACCAATTCTTATCTTTGGTTGGTATATGGTATTTGTTTCTTTTGAGAAGAATTTTAATTGACCATAATCAATAGTATCATTTTCTTTTGCAGAATCGTGTTTTAATATAAAGCCTTCGTTGGGTAAAGTTCCACTTATCCATGTGTTTAATGGGGTTAGTACATCCATTACAATATCTGCTGATTCATAACTAAAAGATTGTGTTACATATGAACCAGTGTACCACATACCACCTTTACCATTAAATGAACCAGAACTTTCAAGAGATGCTGAACCTACTAACCAATTTGTTGATGTTTTTCTTTTTTCCCACGAAACACCATCGGTTGATATTTCATCAAATCTTGTTCCTATACCCACATCCCATGATTGAGAAACAGGATATGCATAGATTGAATATTCATTTGGTATTTCATTTGATTCACATTCTCTAACAATAAGTTCTGCACTACTCATAGTAACATCACCACTTGCTATGGATTGTGATAAAAGATTTGTATCAAATTTAATTAGTGAACGAGATATATCTTTTAGGTTACCATAATAAACTTTTGATATTTCTAATATTTCATCTCTACCTGTATTTTGGGTAGGTTGTTGTAAATAAATTGTTGCATCTTTTGATGCCGTTGTAAAATAATACATTATACTACCCTCCCCCTTATATCTTTGTTTGGAAACTTCACTTCAAATACAGATGGGTCTAAAGATGGGTAAACAATTTTACCTTTAGTTGCATCTGATATATTATATGAATTTTGTGAATAGTTTCCTAAACATTTATTAGTAATTTCACACTTTGGTACTGATTGTACTCCTTCTACACCTGCGATTAATAATTCAACTTCAGAAATATTAATTGGCATATTAAAAGTCCAATTATCTATATTAAAATAGTTTTCTAATTCTATTTGTACTCGTGTAAGAACTTGTCTTTTATTGTATCCACTATAAACTTTTATTTCAAAATCAACACCAATATTAATAATAAATCCATTTATTATATTAACACCATCAGTTAACATTCTATATTCACTTAAATAAGTTTTAAGATTTTCTTTTATTGCTTGATTTAAAGTTGTAAGAGCTTTTGTAGAATCATAACCCAAGACATATAAGTTAATAGCAAATGGATTATTTTTTTCATTTACATTTTTCTTTTTAGCACCTAGATATTGAACAACTCTTTCTTTAATTTCTTTTTCAGATGAATCTGAATTTTTAAGTTGTTCTACCAATCCTACAAATTCTTCTAATGAATCTTTATCAGTAAGTATAGAACTTGGTGAGTTATTATCTAACTCTCCATCAGGAGCACAATATGCTTTTGCAATACCACCATACTTTGATGGTAGTGATAATGCTCTTACTTGATAATCCTTTCTTGTTACTGCTCTGTTTTGTGTACCAAAGTTTGCCAATGCATTTTGTCTAATTTCTTCTGTTGTATCTGCACCTTTACCACCTGTTGCAGGTTGTTCATTATCACATGCTATTGAGTTTTTACATTGTTGTAATAATATTCGTTCTCCATCGCTTGAAAATACTTCTCTATCATCTTCAAATTCTATTCTATCTATTTGTACTAACTCACCAACACCAACATTTGAATCTACTCCACCACCTACTACATATTGAATAGTAAATGTGCCAGTTGGTGATTGTCCATATGAAGTTGTTTTCAAAAAGTTAGCAGGGTCAAATGATGAACCTAATTTATCAATAGATGATTTTAATCCCAATCCTACATTTTTAAATGATGGTACTAGTTGTTCATCTGATGATGTTGCATTACCTGCACCAAATACAAGAGTTGTTGTATTATTTGCATTTACTTTTGTTGTAAATCTTCTTGAGGTTTTTAGTGTTGTTAAAACACTAGATACACTATCTTTAAATTGTGCAAGAGTTTTATCATTTGCCTCTCCTGTTGCATAATCTGTGAATACCATTTCTTGTGCAAGATAAGGTACTTCATACCACTTATTATTGTTTTCATCTCTTACATCTACGATATCAACAACATTACTTTCAATCAATGATACTTTTGCAAATTGTTGTGGTGTGGAACCAAAATCTTTTGTAATAGTTTTTAAATCACCTGAAATTGCATTTATGTATTTTTTTATTAAATAAAGCGTAGGTTCTCCATTTTCATCAGTTTGGTAAACAGAAATTTCTCTTTCATTATCATCTGCAAAATCTAATATCTCTGTTGTTCTAAAATTTTGGTCGCCTATGGTTGCAGTAACTACCATTCCTTGTTTAACTCTTAAATAATATTTATCATCTGGTCTAACATTAGTTGTTCCTGCTTCTAATGGAGGAACTGTTTGATAAACTGCTAATTTTACAACTGCTGGTGAAGTTACTTTTGGTTTATATCCTAAATACTCTGCAAGTGCAATAATATTTTCTCTATCTTCTGCAGTTGTAATTAAAGATTCTTTTAAAGTATCATCAGTATAATAAGAAAGAACATCCCCAATATAAGATGCCATTTCTATAAACATCATACCTGGTGATGATTCATTAAAATCAGAATAGGTTGTTGGAAAATAAGTTTTAGCATACTGAATTAGATTTTCTCTAAATTGAGCAAAATCTTTATTAAGATACTTTATATTTCTTCCAGTATTTGGTTTTCTATCTAAACTATTTAATGCCATATTTTATTATCCCTCAACTAAAAATGTAATTTCTTGTGGTTCAAAAACATTACCGACAGTAAATTGTACTTTCATTTCTGCAGTATTTTTATCTTTCATTGCATCGGTCATGTTTACCTCAATCGTAGATATATCTATGTAAGGTAACCAAAAATTTACACTATTTGTTATATTTTCTTGTAATCTTTGTTCAAGATTATCAGTTGCTTGTTCAAACAATAACTCGTGAATACCAGAGCCAAAGTTTGGTTGAAATACTCTTTCTCCTTTTCTTGTTAAAAGTAAATTCTTTAAATTACTTTTTGCTTGTTCAAAAGAATTAAAAGCTTGTGCAAAGAAACCTGAATTACCTCGTTGTGCAGGTAAAGTAATACCATATGCCTGATTTGAAAATTCTTCAGTATCAGTTACTACTTTTTTATCAAGAATATAAGCCACTTACTATCTCCTATCTTTTAAACTTTTTAACAAGTTCTGAATTATCTCTATTTAAAATTCTATCTAATCCTGGCAAACCAGTTTTAACACCAAGACCAGTTTTATTTTGAACTTGAGATACATTACCATATCCCATTTGTGCTGCCATATTTGCTTTCATACCTTGTAATCCTGCACCAGCACCTTGTTGATTAAATGTAACTGTTTTATCCATACTTTCATTTACTGATTGGAAATTATCCAATACAGATTTTGATGGTGTTGTTCCTTTTCTTTCGTCTGAAGAAAACGGTTTTGTGTTATTAAGAACCTCATTTAACACTTCGTTTTTAGTGAATTGTCTTTTAGGTTGTGTTCTTTCTTCTTGTAAAGCAAGTTCTGCTTGTGCAAAAGGGTCTACTATATCATCTTCTACTAATTGCGTAGAGGACGGCACAACACCCCCCTTCACCTCTTTTAATCTTTTGTTAACTTCTTCCTCTAATATTTTAGGAAAAGTTTTTGTTAAAAAACTTGCGTGCTTTTTAGCAACTTCTGCTTCTACAATAGTTTTTATTACTTTTACTAATTGTTTTGAATTCATAATTATATAATTTTCCTTACTAATATAAATATATTATTATTGATTTTATGGTTATAGACAATCGGGTGGAATTACAAACCCTATTATATTACCTTTACTCCATTTTGCAATTTTTCTATAACAACCCCCACCATTATCTGAAAATCTGGATCCGCCGGTAGTATTTCCCTCTATGGTCACAACTCCAATACCTGGTAAAAGAGCTTCTACAATTCCAATGTGAACTGCTCCTGGTTTTCTCTTTCCTCTATATAAAATAGCTGCTCCTTGTTTTGGTGTACTTGAAAAATATCCATTATCTTTTGCCCATTGTAACCAACGATTACATAGAGCAGGACCAGTGTTGTATCCTTTTACCTTTGGTTCACCGTATGTTGGAATTGGTAAACCTGCTTCGCTCCACCAAGTTTTTACTGCAGATGCACACCAAAAAGCACCTTTACCTTTTCTTCTCCAAAGTTTTGGATTATCGATATCCGGTAAATGCATAGCATCAATTCTTCCTGCTTCATTTTTCTGCTCACCATTGGGAAATCCTCCATAGTTTCTATTTTTGTATTCTGCTATCTGCAAATCTGCTTTTGCAGCTGCAACAACTTTTGCACCACTTTTACATAAAAATTCGTTAGGTTGTATTTCATCGATTTTATTTAATTGGTTATCCTTTAAATCAGCAGGAGT